ATCGCGCAGGACATCGTCTCTATGATGCGATATCCTAAGTTTGACTGGGAGATCGGCGATAGTGTAAACTTAGAATTTTTTACAGAGAAGGAAGAGGACTATTTGGCTGGCGTAAAGGCAGACGTGACTGTTTCCTTCCCGATGCTATCCGATCGCTGTCAGGTTCCTACAAATTTTAATTATCCTAACTAATGGCAAATAAAAAAGTAAGTCAATTATCCAGTAAGCCCTCAGTCCTAGTCACTGATTTATTCCCTATTGCTGACCCTTCAACTGGTCAGCTTTATAAGACTACTATTTCGGACTTAGGGACGGCTATCGGTTCGGGTGTAAGCTCAGTAAACGGATTAGTCGGAGCGGTGGTCTTAGATACGGACGACATCCAAGAGCTAGTTAGTCCGACAAACAAATGGTTTACAGATACTAGAGCGAGAGCTGCACTTTCTGCTTCGTCTCCTTTGGCTTATAATAGTGGCACTGGGGTATTTAGTATTCCGGCAGCGACAAGCTCACAGAATGGATATTTAACTAGCACAGACTGGACTACTTTTAATTCAAAACAAGCGGCGCTTTCTGGAACTGGTTTCGTAAAAATTAACGGTACTACAATCAGCTACGATAATAGCACTTATTTAACTACAAGCGCAGCGGCTTCGACTTACCTAGCTTTAGCTGGAGGGACTTTAACGGGTGCGCTAAATGGAACTAGCGCAACTTTTACGGGCGATTTAACTATTAGCTCAGCGAATCCTAGAATTTACCTAACTGATACGGATAATAACCCGGATTATTTTATTTCAAATACAGACGGAACGTTTACAATTTACGACGTTACAAACAGTCTTTCTAGATTTACAATCGGTACAACTGGTAATGCTACATTTAGAAACGCAATTACTGGCGGAGGCTCAATTACTGGCGAATCTATTTATTCAAATGGAATTGTAAGTGTAGGTACTGCGTTAAGTGTAGGTACTACAATAAGCGCAACGAGTTCAATTACTGGAAGCGCTTTATACGTTACTGGTATGACTGCTGGAAGCGGTGCAATTTATTTTAGCTCTACTTTAAATAGATTAACTTTTGCAAATTATAATACAAATGGAATCTTACATTTTGAAGTAAATGGAGGAAGCCCAGCTTTAATTTTAAATGCTAATTTAAGTGCGACATTTTCGGCTGGAATTGCCGCAACTAGCGCAACTTTTTCGGCTGGAATCACGGCTACAACTGCTGGATTTAGTGGGGCTTTAAGTGCGACAACTGGAACATTTAGCGGTAATTTAACGGTAGGAAATGCAGTAGCTGGAACTAATGTTAAAATTATTTTAAATGGTGTAGCAAGTAAAGCCGCTGGATTTGAGTTTCATCAAAGCGGAACTCCTCAATGGTACTTAGGAAACGGTATAGCATCAGAAGACAATAACTTTGAGCTTTACAATAGTAACGGCACAATGGCGATAAAGATAATTAAATCTACAAATGCTATTAATTTTCAAGGCGCAGCCACTTTTTTAAATACGTCAAACGTTCCTATTTTAATAAAATCTTCTAGCGGTTCTAACACAAGTTATTTATATTCTGCTAACGCTGGTTCTTCTAGTGATTATCAAGTAGCGTATGGCTCATTAAATAACGATGCTAGTATAGTCGCTGGAGGTTCTACTAAAATGACTATCACTTCGACTGGCAACGTAGGCATCGGAACGACGGCGCCAGGTGGTAAACTAGATATTGTTGGAGATGTTAGAGGTTATAGTTTTGCTTTAACATCTGACGCAGTATTTAGGGGAGGATTATATGCTTATAGAAATATAGCTGGAAGCGGTAGTGATTATGGTGTAACAATTTTTGCAGAAGGTGGAACTGGTAACGGAAATATTTATTTTTGTCCTGGAGGTTCTGCGACTAAGGCAGCGACAATTACTAGCGGGGGGAATTTGTTAGTAGGAACTACTTCAGATAACGGTTATAAATTAAGAGTAAATGGGAACATATGGTTTGATGGTAGTTTAAATGCTACAAATGGAGCATTTAATCAACCTGGAACTACTTCTTTATATCTGAGTAATACAACTATATCTGGAGGTAGTTCTTCTGGTGTCACTGGTTTATACTTTGGTGACGCTGGTAGTGGTATAAATACTATTACAAGAGAAAAAATTTCTGTAAATACTGCAAGAACATACATTTATACCGAACACGGGTATAATGTCCAAACGGTAGGAGCTTATTTTTATAATGGAGCTGCATACCAAGGAAATAATTCTTCTTCTTGGAGTACAACTTCTGACAGAAGAATTAAAGATAATATTAGACCTTTAAATAATTCATTAGAAAAATTGCTTGCATTAAATCCTTGTCATTTTGAATACAAAAATAAATTAGGTCAAATTAAAACTGGATTTATAGCTCAAGAATTTGAAGAAGTTCTGCCAGGTCACGTTCACGAACAACCAGCTGGAAAAGAATATGAGGAATATGTAGGCGAAGGCAATACAATTAAATCTATTGATACGGATTTAATTCCTTATTTGGTAAAGGCTTTGCAAGAATTAAAAGCAGAATTAGACACATTAAAAAATAAATAATATGGCATTCAACTGGGTAATTAGTTCCTTAGATAGTATCCCTTCCATTGACGGAATGGACAAAGTAATTAGCACAATTCATTGGAGAGCGTATAAAGGTCACATAAATATTAAGACAGAACAAGAATTTTTTGTGGACACTTACGGAGCTTTAGCAGTAGATGCACCACACGAAGCGAGCTTTACTCCTTACGATGAAGTAACTAAGGAAATGGTAGAGTCCTGGCTAGAAGCGGGACTTGATACCGAGGCAATCGAGGCGAACTTAGATGCACAGATAGAGAACTTTTTAAATCCTCCTATTGTGAACTACGGACTTCCATGGTCTGATCCTGCAAAAATCTAGGACTTTTGCTATCTATTTATAGATTAATAAATTAAACAAACCAAACGATGAAATTAGATTTCAATTTTGACCTATTAGGGTTAGATCAGCAACCTATCGAGGGAGCAAACGCAGGTAAATTATTAGCTAATGCTTTAGCCCAGGGATCAAAAGGCGATGCCTTGAAGTTCTGGGATTGGGCGGTAAGCTTAAACAAGGGAGAAGTTCTTGACTTGGATTCATCCGATCAAGAAACTATCAAAAACTTTATTAAGGATTCTGAAGGTTTCACGATCCTAGCAAAAGCGCAATTATTACAAGTTTTGAAAAAAGACTAATTGATGGAAGTTAATGACATTCTTGGGCAATCTGTAACGGGTGCCATCGCTGCATTGATCGGCTGGATAGTAGGAAGACGCAAGGAAAAGGCGGACCTTAATACAATTGAATTAGAGCAGACCACAAAAGCGATCGAGATCTGGCGCCAGATGGCCCAAGAAATGTCTGACAAAGTAAAGGAGCTGAGCGATAAGATCGACATCTTAACAGCTGAGGTCCACTCACTGAAATCCGAGAATTCAAACCTGAAAACCAAACTAGGAATAATTGATGAAAGTCACGAAGATAAGCCAAAAAGGTCTCGATCTAATAAAGCAGTTTGAGGGATTAAAGCTTAAGCCCTACCTTTGCCCGGCTCGGATCCCCACTATTGGATACGGGAATACTTACTATAATGACGGAAAGAAAGTAAAACTAACAGATCCGTCAATAACTCAAGCAAAAGCCGACGAGCTTTTGAAATTCTTAATTCAATCCTACGAGAAAGACGTCGATAGTTTCTGTCGCGACGATATTAGTCAGCATCAATTCGATGCGCTGGCTTCATTCGCTTATAATTGCGGACCAAGGAATCTAAAATCATCCACTTTATTAAAGAAGGTAAACTTAAATCCGCAAGACGTTACAATTCGTAACGAGTTCATGAAGTGGAATAAGGGAGCCGGAAAGGTTTTAGCTGGATTAACTAAACGACGTCAAGCGGAAGCTGACCTATACTTCTCATAATCATGCGAAAATTACTTATTCTTTTGGCTTCTGTCGCGTTCTTTTCTTGCAAGCAGACAAAGACTCTAACCGAGTATAAAGAAACGCTTAGAATCGATACTATAAAAAGCGAGAAGATCGTAGAAAAATTTAGAGCGGTCCACGACACGCTCACGATCTCGAATCCTTGCGACTCTTCTGGGATCCTTTCCTCTTTTTATTCCAGGTTAATTCTTCCGAATGGATCAGTGACGATCAAGTCAGACAAGGGCCAGATCAGAGCGACGATCGCAATCGATTCGATGCGCTTGGAGAAAGAAAATAATTACCGAAACTCTCAAGTGAAATGGATCGAATATAGAGACAAGGAAGTGATCAAGTATCGGGTTCCTACCTGGGTGGTCATGCTACTATTCGCGGAGGCTGTCATGTTGATCGCTTATATTTATCTTAAATTCGGCTTAAAATAGTGTATCAAATAGACATCGAAGGAATCGAAACTCCCCAAAATAAAACTAGCCAGCTATTGCAAACTATGCTTGATGTGATGGAATCCATTGAGCAGGTAGACGATGCTGGTTTTGTGCTTCGCATGAAGCTATTAAATAACATTGAGTTCCTGGTGGACCAATTAATGGAAGAATATGAGCAAGGAAAACGATAAGGACTCAAGACAAATAAGTTTTGAAGCTCTCGAATTATATAAATCTGGTAATTTTAAAAATCAGAGTGAAATTGTAAAACATCTTTTAGAGTCATATCCACACATTAATAAAGAAAACCTAAGACTTGCTTTATTAAAAAGGGTTCAGAGATACGAAAAACAAAATGATCATAAAGCTTTAGGAGAGGAATGCGACTCAGTTGGGCTCCCTATCGAGAATGTTTCCAACTATTGGTATAAAGGAAAGCAGTATTCAATACATGTAAAAGGAGACAAAGCAAAAGGATACGATGAGATAAGAGACGAGATTATTAAGTCGATGGATTTACACTCTCCAAAGTATCATGAAATTATTAGGACTAATATAATTGATGGCCATTTGTTAGTAGTCGATCCAGCTGATATACACATCGGTAAACTTGCGACTTCATTTGAAACTGGGGAAGATTACAATTCACAGATTGCAGTTAAGCGAGTTATTGAAGGGGTAAAAGGCATAATTCAAAAGGCTTCAGGGTTTAACATTGACAAGATTCTTTTTATAGGAGGCAATGATATTCTTCATGTAGATACACCAAAGCGACAGACAACCAGTGGCACGCCTCAGGATACCGACGGGATGTGGTATGAAAGTTTCTTGACTGCAAAGCAACTTTATATTGATGTATTGGAGCTATTAATGCAAGTCGCGGATGTACATTTTGTATTTAATCCTTCTAATCATGATTACACTAATGGATTCTTTTTAGCAGATGTAATCCAAAGCTGGTTTAGGAATTCTAAAAATATAACCTTTGATTGTTCTATTGCTCACAGAAAGTATTTTATATATGGTCAAAATCTAATAGGCACAACGCATGGAGATGGAGCTAAACCTCAGGACCTTCCATTGCTTATGGCTCAGGAATCTCCTAAAAATTGGGCAGATACTAAGCATAGATACGTTTACAGCCATCACTTACACCACAAAATTAGTAAGGATTATATAGGTGTAACTGTTGAAAGTCTAAGATCTCCCAGTGGAACTGACTCCTGGCATCACAGAAACGCGTATCAACACGCTACAAAAGCGGTCGAAGGGTTTATTCATCACAAAGATTTTGGTCAAGTAGCGAGGTTATCACATATTTTTTAGTAGCTTTGTAATAGATTAATTGTTTTCATAGTTGTTTTTCATTAGTCTTATAGGTTTAGATGACACTAATAAAGCCCCGGGATCCTATCTCTGGGCTTTTTTGTGTATTATATTAAACAGATTTTGCATTTATAACCGAATTAGTAAAAGATAATTTACATTATTTTATAAAAAATAAATTTAAAATAATTTTTTAATACAAAATCTTTGTGTACCTTTGACATATCGAAAGCAACGAAGCTCAGATAAAACATCTAAT